CAGGTTGATTGTTATAATCATATATTGTACTTCTTAAACGAAGATCACCATTTAAATCAAGTTCTTGTGTCGGAAGTATTGTTCCTATTCCTACATAGTTTGTAGAGTTATCATAAAAGAGACCTGATGCTCCTTTGAAATCATTATTATTATTGAATATAACCTGACCCTGAGTACCTGGAGAAAATACTGTAATAGTAACTCCTACTCCTGGATGTCCAAATGAATTTAAGTATCCTCTTGCACTAATAGCAGAACCAACAAAGTTGAGTTGAGTAATGCTACTGACTCCGCCAGATGGTGTTAAAACATTTTCATCGTATATTGAGATAGTTCCAGGAATTAATCCACCACCAACAGGAACCCAATATCTCACTCCAGGATATCCAATAATAGATACTGATTGATATTGTGCCCCAACAGGAAGTGTGGGACCAGGAAGAACTGGATCACCAAGATTTGGTTCTGCCTGATTTATTGTAAGATATTGATACCTATCTGAAGTTAATTCTGATTGTGATGTTCTTTTAATTTTACCACTTAAATATTTTGCCATCTCTTATACCGACACGTTGTTCTCAAGAATACTGCAAACAAATTCCATTTGAAGTGGAGCAACTAATCCTCCACTTACATAAGTGTGTGCAATTCCCACCACAATACCAGAATTAGTCACAAATGTTTTTGATACACCAACACTTCCAACAATAGAACTTACAGTAAATGATTGTTGTGGTGATGGGAAAATATTAGTTGTAACTCCAATATTTGAGGCACAAGTAAATGCAAGACCACTCATCGTAACTTCATCACCAACATTAAAATTGTGAGCAGTGAGAGTTGTAACTGTTGTTATACCAGTAGTATTTGTATATTTACAGTCAGTAACAGTAACAATACCAGATTGAGTTCCACTAATTGCAATAGAATCTGCAATAAGTGCAGATCTTTCTAACACCAATCTACCATCAATAATGACTAATGAATCATTTGGTGGTATTTCAGCACTTTTAATAATTCTGTTATTTCTTGTATTTCCAAAAGTTTTCGATGCCGTACTCTTTCTTCGATGAGTAAATGTAACTGTAGGATAGGTCGTTACGCCAGCAACATTTGATACTTGAGCATAAAGAACAATTGCGGATACTCCAACAGGAGTTGTATATACAGTCTGTTCACCAGGTGCAACAGGAACTGCAATTGTTAGAAACTTATTGAGAGGTGCGACTGCCATATTATCTTAATGCGAGTATTAGTGGTGTAACTTCTGCCTGTATTGCCCTACTAAAGTCTCTTCCTGAAATCGTAGACGTTGTTTGATTAACTTGAATACCTTCACCAATATCAAAGTTTCCTTTTTGATCAGTGCTGGTAAATGGAATTTGTGCTCCATCTAGTTTAACAATTTCATTCGCCTTTATTGGAATTCCACCAAATTGGGGTGTTGCTATATTTATACTTGTACCTGCACCAATATATTCAAAGGAATGAGTACTAGTAAGAATACGACTAATTCTTCTTAATTCAACTTGATCATTTTCAAATAACTCATATGGAATAAACTCATTGAAAGTTGTTGTTGTAACTCCTGTTGGTGATGTGCGATTGTCAGTTGATTCCAAAACCGTAAAATATATAGGTTCCATATTTGCAAGATATTTATTTTTATCTTGAACAACACCATCAATCAAAACCCTAATATCTTGCGAGGAAAGATAATTTCTTCCACTATTAATTACATCTATTGAAACAATTTTATTAGTAGTATCATCTATATTTGCACTCGCTTCTGCAATAATTCCCTGAGGACCTTTTGGTTGGTATGTTCCATCAACATCCTGAATAATAATAGATGGTGGAGAAGATGCACTATATGCAGAACCACTATTATCCAATACACTAATAGATCCCAATCTTCTCATTGGAGCAGTAATAATACCAACACCAACTGCATCTCCCGCATAATTGCTAAGATTAATCTTGAACCAAAGTGCTTGACCATCATAAGGTCTTCTTGGAGTATTAGTGCCAACATAAAATACCGAAGTAAGACCAACTTTATCATTAAGTCTACCATCAGAATTTTGAGTGAGCGTATTTCTTATAACTTTACCTGTAAATTCTGTTGCTCCCAATCCAACTGCATATAATCCATAGTTACCAAACGATGAGTTAGAGTTTGTAAGATCACACTGCCCACCAGTATCAACATAAATTGCCTTATCACAGTTAATTGTAAAGATAGAAACCAACTGAGCATATCCATTGTTTGTAATGGAAACACCAATACCTGCCTCATTATACTGTGTAAATGAGTCGCAAACCATACATTTTAAATTGGCACCAATTTCCGTTGCAGTTGCATGGTCCCCATTAATCTTCATACCAATACTTAATGGCATAAAGTTGGTACAGTTACGAATATATGGAGATCTCCATCTTCCACTTGGACCTTCTGTTGCAGGTCCAGGAGCTAGATATCCAGTCACTGCACCATAAGATTTTCCTGCCAAAATATCGGTAGTTGTTGGTGGGAATGCAACTGCACCTCCACCAGGATTCGATTCTCCAGTATCACAGGCAAAGTTCATATTTTCAATCAGACACCCTCTTCTGACATGAAAAACATCTTTACTTAAGTTTTTAGGAACAACTGTAACAAGTCTCAAATCTTGACCACTTATAGATACATCTGTTCTCAATCCAATTGGATTATTTTCATAATATACACCGGAACGAATTTTAATAGTATCTCCAGGTTCTGCAATTTCACATGCAGATGCAATTGTGAGTTTAGCATCACCTTCAGTTTTTCCCCCATTATCATCATTACCATACTTGGAAACCCAAATTATATTTCTAGAATCTGCTCCTGCTGGGGCCCAAATAACTTTACCACCAGGATAAGTAATGTTTGGTGCAGAATTTGGACCTCCGCCAATAATTGTAGTTACAATACCAGCACAAACAGTAATTGCTGATACTACATTTGCACATCCAGTTAAACTTGTATTACTTCCGCTATCTTCTTGTAAGGTTAAATCTCTTACTTGACGAACACTACCCACACCACTTTGGTATGATATTGGCAATGTAACATTATTAATTACATATCTTGCTAATTGTGCCGCAGTTGTAATTGCAACAATCGTGGCATCTTTGATTGAATAACCATTTATATCATTACCCGTAATATGAATCAATGAAGGTCCATTATAATAAGATAAACCGGCACCAACGGATTGTGAGTTTCCTCCCTTAGTAATATCAAGAGTAATTGCCTTTAAAATTTTCTTAATATCATTTCTACAAGTAGATACTCCACCAACACCTGGAACTACAAATGCAGGACTCTTATAACTTGTACTTGTGAGGAATCCGATTGCTTCTGCTGCAATGAAATCGAGATTCAAGCGAATCATATTGGCAGCATCAAAAAATCTACCGCTAATAATTTCGCCAGTTGTTCCAACTGGAACCTGTGTTAATACTGATCTTGGAGTTTGATAGAAATTAGTATCATATCCAACATTACGATTGCTGTCATAAAGTCCTTTTCTAAGTAGTACATCTTTTGCAAGATCAATGTCTTTAATTGGAGCATTAGTTCCAATACCAACCGAACCAATTCCTGTAGTTGTAATAACTGTTCCACCAACACCAACTTGAAGAGTTGAATTTAATGTTGTTGCAGCGCCAACTAATAAAGTACTGTTTAGAGAAGCGGCACCAGTAACATTTAATTTATCTCCTAATGAAGTAATTCCAGTAACATTAAGTGTGTCATCAATTGCTGTAGAACCATCTACATTTAAAGTAGATTTTAGTGTAGCAGCGCCATCTACGTTTAAGGTTGTGTCTAAATCAGTTGCACCTTTTACGTTTAATGTTGTTTGAAGTACTGTAGCACCATCTACGTTTAAGGTTGTGTCTAAATCAGTTGCACCTTTTACGTTTAATGTTGTTTGAAGTACTGTAGCACCATCTACGTTTAATGTTGAATCAAAATCAACTGCTCCAGTAGCATGAAGAGTTCCAGTAATATCTAAAGTTGATGTTGGATTATTATTTTGAATTCCAACATTAGTCATTCTATAGATAGGACTTGCTGACCCAGATCCACTATATCCCCAAAGATCTTGTGTACCTATATCAGCAATCCAATTTGGATTACTAGGATTAACAACGGGTATTAAAGTATCTGTTCCAAGACCAAGACTATTTCTCTGAACAAAATTCAGAGCAGCAAATGCTTGTGCCAAATCATTTGTCGGAATGAATACACCTTGATCTTGGACATAAAATCTTGCCATTTTATTTGCCTATGTTAAAAATATTTATAGATCATATGATTAAACAAAAAGAGGTACTCCCTCATCCAGAACAAAAATTCCGTCAGTACTAATTCCAGGAATTATTGGACCAGATTCTGCAATTAATGGGATCCAACGAATTCCACCATCATCCCTAGCTAATTGATAACCATTTTTTCCCGGATCATTTACAGAATCGTAAATATTTTCATCTATTTTTACACTTCCACCAACATCAAGTCTTTGTTCTGGTATTGTAGTTGCACCAATACCAATATTTCCACTAAATATTGCATTTCCAACCACATCTAGAGATTGTATTGGTGCAGTACTACCTATTCCAACCTTGCCAGTTAAAAATGGAAGTCCATCAAGATCTGAAATTGCTCTTAATACTGTTCCACCAATTCCAACGTCTAATCTTTTTCTAACTGTTAAAATCCCTACAATTAAATTTCCATCAATAGTTACATCACCAACAATATTATTATCAAATTTTGGAAAATCATAGTGAAGTGTTCCATAAACATAAACATCTTTGAAGAATTTGGCATCTTCATTAAAATATGCTTCTTGACCTGTAACGAAAATATCTGCCATTTTACAATCCTATAATTGAGGCTATACCACCACGGAATGTTTGTGTGATAATATCTGAACCAACATAAGTTCCGGCAAAAACAATTTCTCCAAAACTAGTTCCTTTTGGTGCAAGATTTCCATCCAATGCATCACAGTCTGCCTTATTTGATTTGATAAGAAGTCTTCCAGAACCAGATTCTAATATAATATTTCTTCCCGCTTTAATATCAACATCTTCATCCGCATCAATCATAATGTTTTGTCCACGAATTCTTACTCTACCATTTTTTTCTGCTGTAATACAGACATCACCATTTCTTCCACTAATTATAATATCTACACCATTTGATTGACTTTTCTGACCTGCAATCAATTCTATTGAATGGTCATTGTAAATTTTATAAGTTCCACCTTCACTTAATCCACTAATACAAACATCTTTACTATCTGTTACTGCATAAAGATTATAAACATCAGTACCATTCAATCCCATTGTGGGATTATTCATATCCAATCTAAATTTTGGACCAAAACTGGTTATACTTCTTCCCTGCCAGTTTTGTTTGTCTAAAGGTCTTTCTGCCATTTTATGTCACACAATCGATTACTTGTTTTACTTCACCTTGGAATTCTGAAGGAGTAATATTACTTATATCAAGTATTGGTCTAAGTATAGCACCAGATCCTGTTTTAGAATTTACTGTGAGAATAGGTAAATCATTCACGGTAACAGTATTTATTTGAGTTCCAGTATTATTATTTGGAGTCACCTTAAAAATACTTCCATTAGATATCTGAACTGGATAATTATTTCCAAAATTATCAGTTACAGTATCAGTTGAAGTATAATTTTCTCCAGCATTTTCAATCAATACATTAGATACAAAATAATTCTGAATTGTATCAATTGGATAATTTTCACCTTCGGATACAATATAGACAGAATCCACCTCTCCAGCATCATTAATTGTTGCTCTTGCTACAGCACCATATCCTTGATTACAACTATCAACTACCTCAACAAATGGTGGGAATCTATATCCAGATCCACCATTGATTATTTTTGTGGAAATAATACTTCCTGTGGATCCAACTATTGCACCTAATAACGGAATTGCCGCACATCCAACTCCACCTCCACCAAATATATTAATTGTTGGAGGACTGCATGTGGTAGGTGGTCCCGTATAGCAACCACCAATTTGATTTGGAATATTATTTGCGGGACTAAAAATACCAGCAACTCCACTGGCAGTTGATATGGCATTAGAAATGTTTGCATTTTCTAAAATTTTTGCAAAATCGGGTGAAGGAACATTTGAAGGTCCAGATCCAATTATCCATTGATCAACAATACCATTTGCTTTTCCTTTACTTTGATTACAATCAAACAATCCAACAAGACCTTTAATGGCATCAGAACTTGTTCTTAAGAAATTATCAACACTAAATGATGGGAAAAATTGAAGAATCCTCTCAACTCCACCGATTGCAGAACTTAATCCATCCGTTATCTTTCCAATGATAACATTAACAAGTGTTCCGGTAAATTGATTTGCTGCACAACTTACAAAATTTTGAACATTATCAACTACAGAATTGAGAATTTCTTTAATAACACTTCCCAATCCACTAATAATTGCTCCAGAAACACAAGGAATTGCTTCTTGCAATATTTTCACTGGAGGAACCATTACAGTTTGTGCTGCTACTCCAGCAGCATGTGCAATTGCAGGACTTTTTGTTGCAAGAAAAACTAAGTCATAAACTTTTTGATATAATAATTTTAATCCTTGATTTAATAATGGTGCTAATTTTTTAAATAATTTATTCACCATATTACCAACCAATCCATTACAAATTGCCTGAATTTTATCAGTTACTCGATTAATCTCATTTTTAATATTGGTAAAGATTGCAGGTGCTTTAAGTTTATTGATTAAATTACCAACTTCTGTTGAAATTTTATTAACTAGTGTATTACTTACTGTATTTGCAAGTTGAATCTTATCACCGATTGCACTGAAGATGCAGATTTCATCATTTGCAATATTTTTTGCTTGTTCCGGTGATACATGTCTTGGAGATTTTTGAGAATTTGCATTCTGTTCGTTAGTCTGATCCGGTTTTACATCAGTTATGCCATTTGGTTTTACAACTTTAGTAGTATATCCAGTGAATGGTTGAAATGGTCCTGGAGTATTGGAAGTAAGAACTTGCGAAGTTCTTCCAAAACATCCCATGATTACAGGAGTCTGAGCATTATCAGTATCTAAGAAAAATCCAAAAACAACATCGCCAGGAGAAATCTTTACACTGGTAGAGTTATTTCCTGCACCTGTTCCTGAAGTTGTTGGAAGTAAACATTGTGCCCAAGGTAAATCTTCATCTGGAAGTTCGGTAAGATCATAAGGATGATACCCCATAATACGAACTTTAAATCTATTTCCCCATCCTGCACCATTAATTTGCCCACCATGAGCACTTTCTTGAGGAATCTGTCCGATCCACCAACGAAATCCGTCTCTTCCTAGAAAATTAGTCTTAAGTAAGGATTCTTGTATCATTTATCGTTTGTCCCATGTGCTCCAAAGGTATCTCTAATCAACTTCATTGAAGTATATGATGCATCAGTATCGAAATGATGACACAGTTCTTTTATCATATATAGACCACTTTGATCCTTGTCATATTCATCACCACTTCCTCTTGAGATTTTTGGAAATTTACATTCAATAATATCACCTGCTTTCAAATTTGTATTTGATGGTACAACTATACTTAATGTTTGAGTAAAAAGCATATTGTATCTCATAATCGCCTGAGATTGATACCTAAATGGGTCAGAGTTTCCTTCTGTAGAAACACCCACTTCTATCGTACCAATATCCAATACCTGAGTTAAATATCTAGTTGGTATGTGACCAAGATCAATATTTGAACTATTCGAAATTTTTGGCAATTCAAGTTTTTGTCCAAGATTTTTTACTCCACTTACATAGTCATCAGTTGTAAATATTCCTTTTTGCGGATCAGTGAATTCAAATGTTAGTGGATTATAAAACATACGATAACTTGCATAAGAACCAAGTCTCAATTTTTCAAGTAGATTTTGATTTCTTTCTGTTTTATAGTTGAGAATATTAAAATCATTATCTCTTTCAATTCCAGATTGATTAACTTGTGTATAGGTATATGATGGAATTTTGTCTGGTTTCTGTGAAATTAAACTATCAATAGATCTAAATTGAAATCCTTCTTTCGTTTGATAAAATACAAATCCTGCTGTAGCATCCCCAGAAATTTCTGCAGGAACACCTTTAGATGCTAACCATACCAAAATTGTAAATGGTTTTCTCAGATTGCCGATGAATCCATATTTGTTTTGTGTTTTATCAATTTTACCAATCCTTTCAGTCTTTAGATAATTTTTAAGAATATCTTCCACCGATGCATCAATTGTCGAACTTGTTTTATATTTTTTTCCAACTCTTGAAGTTTCATTTGTAATTGCTTCTCTTGAAGTTAAATTCAAGAGAAAGGTTTCTCTTTGAGATTCTGTTACAATATCAGTGATACTTGAGACATATAAGTAATCTTTTTGATTTGTTGCAAAATCTAATCCAGGATTTTTGTTGGAGTTTCCCGTAATTTTTAATGAAACTCTTTCACCACCACGAAGTGGAAGACCATTATAAATTGATTGCCTTTCTCCATCAGGATTTCCTTCCTTATCAGGCGCCTGAATAGAATCTCCAGTATTAACTATTCTAATCTTTGCAGTAATTGTTGGTGAAAAAATATCCTCATAATAATCAATAGATACCGCACCCTGTCTGATATCAGCGGTTCTTTTTTGATCATTTGATTCTATCGTCAATTCTTCATAAATTGACTTATTAATTGCTGCCATTAGGTATACGCTAACTCTAGAAGTATTTGATTCTTAATAAGACTATTTAACGAATCTTCAATGGGCATTGGTTGAGATCCTCCTCCATCTCTAGAAATAACTTGTTGTGGTGCAGGTGGTTGACGATCATCCACAACCACAACTTGCTGGCCTTTTTTATTTTGAGCAACAACTGAAGGAACATTTTGACCTGGTGAAGTTGTTGATGAAACTTGTGCTTGAAGTGGTTTTACTCCACCACCTTTATATTCGAAGTGATATGGATCTCCAGGTATTGATGCATAATACCATCCATATTTTGATCCATTTTTCATCATCCAATTATATGAATCGCTTCCTGGTTGAAGATCAAGTGCCAATCCTACACCATGTCTAGAATAACCAGGAGTTGCCCTAACAGAACCTTTTACATTTCTTTGATGTTCATAACTTCTATATGCACTATTAATTGGAATATCTTTACCATATGCTTGTTGTGCTGCTAAAAATGCTTTTCCTGCAGTTGGATTTAACATTGCATTATTTCCGTACCAATCTTGGTAATCAGCAGTATACGATAATGATTTTATTTTCATCAAATCTGAAGAAGTTAAAAATCCATTTCCTTTACCTGATTGTGGTTTTGAAGGTGCTGGTTGGGAAGTTAAAGATGAAAAAGTAACAGGTGTTCTTTGCGCCTCTTTAATAATCGCAGTTTCTTTTGCAGAATACCTTGATCCACCAGCAGTCCAAGATCCTATTCCCTGAGACTTCAATACTGCAAGTCCCATTTTATCTTGATTTTCTGGACTGAATGTATCAGTTGGTTTTAATCCTGCACCTTTCATTGCAGATGGAAAAGTTATTGGAATAATTTGATATCTTCCTGCCGCATAAACTCCATAATTACTAATTTGTGGATTTCTTTTATCCATCACATATGCTTGTCTCTGCATAATTTCACCAAGAGTCATTGATGTTAATTCTTTTCCAACCTTAGTTTTTGAATTTCCTGTAGATCCAACAATTTTTTCCCCAATTGTTCCCTGATTCATTGCATTATAACTACCACCACTTTCTGGACCAGAAATAATGTCTAATGCTTGTTTATGAATCCCAGTTACACTTCCACCAGTAGTATCAGTAGTAGGTGCAGATTGTCTATAATCAGTATTCAATGGTGCAGGTGGTGTTTCTCCAGGGCCTTGCCCAAGAGGAGTTGTAAGTAACTTAAATCCATCTTCAAATTGATCGTGCATTGCATCAATATTAGCACCCAAATCATCCATTGCACTCTGAACTCTTTTTGATTGATCGGTAAAATCAAAATGAGTAATATCTTGGTATACAGCAGAAAGAAGATTTCCAAAATCTTGAAATGTGTTTTTAATATTTGACATAAAATCTGTCAATATTGTATATAAAGATTTAATTCTGATAATTAAATCCTCAATTGCCGTCATAATTGTTGGCAAATTATAAAGTAACCAACCAAGTAAAAGACTAGATGCAAAATCTAACAATCTACCAAGAAATCCTTTTGTACTATTAGCAATCACTGATCCGGTTCTTTTAAATGCACCACTGATACCAGAAGCTTCAATTATACTTTCCTGATCTTTTCTCTTAACTGCTTCTTCTCTCATACTACTGAGCATTCTATTTCTAGCAATAGATTCTCTTTTTATTTTTGTTCTATTGAGAGTAACATTTTTTACATTATCTGCAGATTTTTTTAACTGCCCCATTCCAGTATTGAGGGATTTTATTCCGCCAGATACTTTATCAAAATTAATTGAAGATGTAATCGCCATATTACATTACCACATTATAATTGATTTGTGAATATAATGTATAGAAGTTATCAGGATTAGAGGAAGGAATATATGGAACATCACTCGCAGGTCCACTTTTTAATGGTTGTTGTGGTGGAGGACTAGAAGGATTGGAAGATGTGTATATAATATTTGGTTTTGGTTCAGGTTCTGGTCCAACATTAAATGGTACAGTTGGAATTTTTGATGTTTCCGCTGATGTTATTTTTGGAGTAGCAGGTTTTGATGAAGTTTCTGCTGGTGGTGTAGTTTCTTTAGGAAATTCTGAAGTTTTTTCTTCTAAAGATGTAGATATTTTTGCTGGTGTTGAAGTTGGTTGAGATGCTGTAGTTAATAAAGGTAATGAAAATGACAATTTAGTTTTATCAACTTCAGTAGATTCAGAAGGCTTTGCAGATGTTGGTACTACTTGTGTTTTAGATTGAGTTTTTTCTTTTTCTTTTGGTTTATTTACTCCAGTGAGAATATCAGCACCTTTTCCACCATAATAATATCCAGCTCCAGCACCAATCAAAGTTGCTGGAAATTTTAATATTCCTGGAAATTTTGATCCTAGTTTTGCACCTAATTCTGCTGTGGCAAGACTACCAGCTGCTCCTGCACCTGCTTGAATATTTGTTTGACCTTCTCCCTTTCTTTGCATGAAATCGAACCCACCAAGAGCAAGATTAAATCCAGTCTTAGCAATTTTTCCGAATCCTTTAGTGATACCACTAAAAAGTCCTTTTCCAGCACCTTTTTCAACACCTTCAGTAATTCCTTTTGTTGCAGCAGATGCTTCTTTACCACCACCAGTTACTGCTTTTGCTGCACCTTTTACAAGACTTGCCATTCCTTGGAAGAGTTTTCCAAGTGTATTTGCAATTACAAATTTTCCTATTTTTCCCGCAAGTTTAAAAATAGTACCAATAACTTTACCTATACCAACATTAATTACTCCAAATATAGCACCTGCAATTGCAAGAGTTTTAATTGTGGAATTTTTAATATCATCTAGTTGTTTCTTATCTCCATCCTGATATGCCTTAAGTAACTTAATTCCTTGAACAGTTAACCACCCTCCAAGTAATGTTCCAATAAATTCCATTAAATTTTGGAATCCAAACGAAACTTTATTTCCAATACGATTTACTGGTTCCGATAAGGCACTCTGAATTTTAGTCTCTAAAAGACTTTCCTTTCCACCTCTTGCTCCCGCTTCCGCTAATCTTCTTTCCTTTTCTTGTTCATAAAGATCCTTTTGCTTCTCAATAGCACTCTCACTTGCAGTGATTGTTGCAATTGATTCTAAAGTTTCATTAACCTTATTTAATTGAAGATTTACACCACTAATTTGAGTAATAAGAGATTGATTCAAATTTGCAAAAACATTAACATTCGCAATATTACTTCTGCTCAACTCATTAACTTGATTTTGAAGTGATGTTACTGAAGATGAGAGTGATTGTAGTGTAGATTTTGTTTCAGGATCTGGTTTGTTTCCACCAAAAATACTTCCCGATACGGTACTTTCATTAATACCTTGAACCGAATTTGAAAGTGGCGATGGTAGAACTGCCATTAGGAGGATTGCTGATTTTTAAGATTTTCTTGTTCAATATATTGTTGCAAAAGTGTAATATAGATTTCTTTCTCCCAAGGAATCATATTATCAAGTTCTGTTAATGAATATTTATGGTGTTGCATCAGGGAAAAATTAGTCCGGAAGTATGACGCAAGATCATTATGCGCCATACTTACACGAAAAAAGCAGGAAGTCCCTCCAATACAACTTCACTTTCAATACCAGTATTTGGATTTTTAATTGAAATATTATGTGAAAGTTTTGGCATTGTTTCAAAGAACTTCTCAATTTCTTTGAATTGCTTTGAACTTAATTGCTCAACAAATTCTGAGAGTTCTTTTTTTGAACATTCACTTCCAATCCACGACTCTTCTTCAGAATAAACTTGATCGATACATGCACAAATCAAATCAAAAGATTCATTGACACCAATTCCCTCTCCACTATTAAAATTATTTTTAATGAATTCTGCCATAGATGGATACTTCATTCTCATAGTTAAAGTATCATCCAATTTAATATCTCTATTATGCCCCTCCTGTTCTTGTACTTGAATTTCGTCCAAATTAATACTTACAGGAACTTTTGTTGTATTGTCATCTGGGCATGTAATTAATATGTCAACAGTCTCACCAACTGATTTTCCACGAATATTCAAGAACAAATATTCAATGTCAAATGTAGCAAGATCATCAATTTTAATTCCTTTGCTTAAAATGCAGTTTGAAATTACTGTTTTAACTGCATTTGCGATTTGTTTACTATCCTCACTTTCCATTGCAATAATGAGGATCTTTTCTTCTTTAACTAAAAATGGGCGATATCTAATGTTCTTCTTTAGTGATGGAATTTCCAACTCATAAATTGGAGTCGCAATCTTTGGTAATGGCATAATGACCTATAAAATTCATGTGCTTTTATTTATAGCGTTCTAAACCAACTAGCATTATTTGGTTTAGTATTATTGGAAACCAATTTTGCATCTGGACTAGGATTAATTGGACCACCAATTCCTCTAGGTCTTGGATCATCCAATCTTCCAGTACCTAGATTAAGATTTCTCCAAATCATTTCTTCTCTTCCAGTTGCTAATCTAGTAGTAATTCCTTCTTCATTTTTAGCATTTGCCAATGAAGGTTGTCTATTATTATCTCTCATCGTATTTACATCAATACTTCTAATAGACCCACAAATATATCTCTCATAATTAAATGATGCCGTTACAGTTAATATTTGCGAATCATTATATGCGATTGATGGAGAATATAATGAAACTGGAAACAATTTAAAAAAGTTATATTCAATTTCGTTCGTATAATCTCTATCAAACTTTAATATCTTAACAGTATCACATTTATAATCTTTAGGATATTTCATTCTGAAAAAGTATCCCTCATTCGTTGGATTCATTCCAGATCCACTAGAAACAAATTCTATCCAATGTTCCAAGAATTTGATCATCTTATATTCTTTATCAACATAAAATGTCAAATCAGTAGAAGTAAAAATTCTGGTGTGTGCCATCTTTTCAGTGACACCGGTAACATCACCAACAACATCAGAAGTTCCAAGCGAACTACCCGGCAATGATGCAGAAGAGCACAATAATCCAGCATTTTCGGCAACAAATCTCCAATCAACACCTCTTAAACTTAAATGATTTTGAAGGGGAAGTGGTAATGCTCCGAAAGAAACTTGGTAGTGAGTAGTTTGTGCAAGATTACCGAAAATTGGTTTAATTTCCGATATTCTGCGAGGGCGGGCAGTGGACACTCTAAATACTCTTAAGGTCTTATACTATATGTATATGTCGTACAAAGGAAAATATCAACCAACCAATCCCCAGAAATACCGAGGAGATTATAGTAACATTATTTATAGGTCTTTGTGGGAACGCAAATTCATGAAGTATTGTGATCTCAATGAAAATATTCTTGAATGGGGAAGTGAAATTTTTGCATTGCCTTACCGATCTCCAATAGATAATCGTATCCACAAATATATTCCAGATTTTTATATCAAAGTAAAGGAAAGTAATGGCGAAATTAAAAAATGTATCATCGAAATTAAACCTAAGAAACAAACAGTAGAACCAATACCACAAAAGAGAAAAACAAAAGGATACATCTATGAAGTTTATGAGTATGCAAAGAATCAGGCGAAATGGAAAGCTGCGAAAGAATTCTGCAAAGATCGACAATGGGAGTTCAGGGTGTTTACCGAAGATCACTTGGGAATTAAGTAATGGCACTTACCGGATACGAAAAATCACTGGAACAATATACTAAAAATGAATTAGTTGATATTGCAAAAGAATATACCATATATTATAGGACAGATTCTGGGCAAGGATCTACTAGCAATTATGAAAAATTAACAAAAGAAAAATTAATCTCAATCATAAAATCTGATAGAGATTATCAAAGTTCTGCTCCATCATCAGAAAAATTGAGCAGAGTTCAAAGAATGATGAAAAGAATTTCACAAGCAACTTATAGTCCAGATGAAATTATGGAAATTATTCAAGAAATTTTTGATGATGTTGAAAAATATCCGAGACCAGGAAATATATACACTTTCGTTTATACTGCAAAAACACCAGGAATTTGGTATGATAAACATCCATTAGTGATAGTTCAAGGAGATGGTTATAGTACATCTGGATTTAGAGGATATAATATTCACTGGTCAGATCATAGAAATTATGTTTGGGAAGGAGTTGGAAGTTTATTTCATAGAGTTCAAAGAGGTGAAGAATTTGATTATCTTCATGATGTTCCATATAAAGACATATTGCGCACGTAGACTAAATAGTTAGAAAATATAAATGGCGCAACTTCTCAGATATCCATTAAAAAGAATAGATGAATCTGATGATTATCTTCAGATTCATGTGATAGATTATGTTCCTCCAGATATAGATTTATCAGGTTCTACAAATATACTTCAAAGAACTTCAACACAAGCATTAGAATCTCAAAGTTTAAAAAATCCATTGTATCAAATTCTTCTTCCCATGCCACAGGGAATTTCTGATACCAATTTGGTTAAATGGGGAGAAGATACTATAAATCCTTTAGAAGCTGCTGGAGTTGGGTTAGCAAAAGGTGTAGTAGAAGGAGAAAATCCATTAACTAAAATTTCACAAATGGCCGGTGCATTAAAATCTACCCTTACTAATGGAAATGGGCAGTATTTAGTTACTAGTTATATGTCAGCAAAAGCAGTTGGAACTCTTGGAGGAAATGTGACTGCAGAAGGAGTTCTCGCAAGAACTTCTGGTCAGGTTCTTAACCCAAATATGGAACTTCTGTTTCAAGGAGTTCAATTGAGATCCTTCAATTTCACATTTAATCTTGCACCCAGATTCGAAGAAGAAGCGAATGATGTTAAAAAAATCATACGAACCTTTAAATCATCAATGGCTGCTAAAACTTCAAGTGGTACTGGTGCTGGTCTATTCATTAGTTCTCCCGAAGTATTTCAATTAACTTATAAATCAGGAAACAAAAAACACCCATTTCTTCACTCATTTAAACCATGTGCATTAGTAAGTATGGGAGTTGATTACGCAGGATCTGGTGTCTATGCAACTTATGAAGATTCAACACCAGTTCATATGAAACTCTCACTTTCATTTCAAGAACTGAATCCAATTTACTTTGAAGATTATAATAAGATTCCTTTAACCGATGGAGTTGGATACTAATGGGATACTTTAGAGAACTACCAGATTTAGAATATCAATCTCCCTTTGTAGATAGAGTATCTTCGGATGCTTATGTTCGTGCAAAAAATTTGTTTCGTAGAGTTAAACTTCGTGATGATTTACAGAATGTTTTTACTCTCTTCAATAAGTATCAAATTCCTGATGGTGCCCGACCAGATACTGTGGCAAAAGAACTTTATGGTAGAGCAGATCTTGATTGGGTTGTGATTCTAACTGCAGGAATTGTAAATATCAGAAATGAATGGCCTTTATCTGATAGAGATATTTACGATTATGCTGAAGGAATTTATGGAGAATCATTAAATGCTACACATCATTATGAGACTAAGGAAGTTAAGGATTCTCAGGGACGTTTAATTCTTCCTGCAGGTAAGGTTGTAGATTATAATTTCACAATTCCAGATCCAAATATACCAATTCAAAATATTAGTCCGGCACCAGTCGTTGGAATTAGTAATTATCAATATGAAGTAAGAAAAAATCAAAAAAAGAGATCAATTTATGTTCTAAGAAGTCAATTTTTACAGCAGTATTTGAATGATATGAGAAAGATTATGCATTATGACAAATCTTCACAATATGTTGATAAAACTTTAATTCGTACTGAGAATACTAGAGTCACAATGCCATAAAAAAGGGGGAGGTCACCCTCCCCAATCCTATTACTCAGCAAGTTTTGCGAAGTAACTAAGTGTGTCATCATCTTCGTCATCATCATAAGATGAAGAATTGGAAGAAGAAAGACTGCTCAACTGAGTGCGAAGATCTTCATCAAGTTCACGAACTGGACCACGGGAAGTCTCTTCCTCATCGGCAACCTCAGGATCTTGACGACGAGTAGTCTTGTTACCAAGAACTTGACCAAGACGGGTATTCAGTTCATCATAAGACTTGAACTGATCGGGAGCAATGAACTCAGCAAGAGAATATTGCTTCTTCCAGATTGCTTCCATTGCATCGTCATCCTCTAGAAGAGGACCTGCAGCAGCAAACTCACTGGAATCATAGTTACGATAACCAGCAACGTTCTTTGCTTTCAGTTTGAAGTTAGCACCCTGCCAGAAGTCAAAAGGATCAATTGCTTGCTCATCTTCAAATTCTGGTTGCATTGCAGTAGTCAGTTTATCAAAGATTTTCTTACCAAATTTATAAAGAAAGACTTTACCTTCGTTGGAAGGATTAGCAGGATCTTTGACAACATAGATGTTGCTCACATAAGTCAGTTTACGCTTCTGCTTACGTGCTACTTCCTTGTTTGAATCAATTCCAGAATTCCAGAGTCCAGAATTATGCTCACAAATAGGGCATTTTTGATTGAGAGTTGTGATACACTGATCGATCAACCAACCACCAGGACCTTGGAAGGCATGGGAGTACAGTTTCACAAAAGGAATATCCTCTCCCTCAGGAGCAGGAAGGAAACGAATAATTGCATAACCATTCTGTGCTTTATCACATTCAAGTTTCCACAGGCGATCATCGGTAGATGATGCGTTATTATTCATTTTTTCGACTTCCTTGACTAGTTTTGCAGTCAGGGAACCAAGTTTGGATTGTTTTTTAAGATCGGAAAAGGACATTTGGATTAGTTAGATAAATTGGATTTGGTTTTGTAACAACTTTATTATAGGATATCTATAAAGGGATGTCAAGCCCGAGATATCATCTATCGATAAATTCTTTAAGAGACTCTATCGTTTTATTCATACTATTGAAGAGTAGATTCATATCTGTGTCGGGAGGAAATCCCATAATCGCCACAGATTTTTTCAGATTCTCTTTCATTTCAACCGCTTGTGGGTCATCTGAAAGAGAAAGTCTTGTGTACATAATGCGTTGCTTTTCCAGCAACTGAGTCAGTTTATCAATGTGTTCCAGTTTACCTTCACGGGTCATTCTACCAAAGGTCAGAATGCTTCCATAAATGAACTTCTGAAGTTCATTAATTTCATTAAGTTCATTCTGAATCATTTCAGAATCAAAAAAATCACTCATTGATTATTTCCCTTAATATTTTTTTATAGTTAAAAACATCTATTTGAAGAAATGGTTTGTACTTTCTGATTTTTAAACTTACGGTTTCCCATACAGGATCCAAAAGTTTCTTATCAAAGACATTTCCGAACTGGAAGATTATATCATAAATCACCAGGATTTCAGGTGAAATCTTCCCACCCAGGAATTTTTTTAGAACCGGTGGATGACCTTTCGAGCAGTTGAAGGCATCTTCTAATTTGATTTCCGAGAGTAATTCTTCCGATTGTTCTTTGAACAAGTAGGTCAAACTCTGCTGTCGTTTCATCCACTCGGTGTAAGTCCTTTCTCCCGAATTTATAATTTCTCCAATCCATATGTTTTGTGGGTTGTCTGTGGCAACAAAGTTTGATACAAGAAAATTTACAATTTCTTTGTCAGAATATTTTCTGGAAGATTTCTCGAAAAAATACTTATCCTTACGTTTGTTGAAGGAAGTCAGAGTTGCTCTGGACTTACCACCATATTTAAAGAAATCGTATTTTGGATTTGTAAAATGACTTTTGAGTGAAAGATAATGTTGATAGGTCTCAAATGGACTCATAAAGGTAATTTTGCTTTCGAAGTTTTTTTCATAAAGTTTAGATTGATAGCATCATACTTCAATCTTTCTTTAAGTGGTTTTGATACAAGTTTAGTAATTGAATCCACTTCAATACCATTCACTTCACAATAGTGAACAATTGCATCAATGTAATTACATTTTTCTTCTGCAACAATCTTTTCTATTTCCAGTGCAAACTTAGAAGGAGTAAGAAACTTATCCTCTATTGCTTTTTCTAATTGTTTATTTGGTTCCATATTGCTCAAGTTTATCTCCAACAAATTTTCTAATATATTGGACGAGCAATTTAAGGTACTTTGCTTTGTCATATTCTTCATAAACTACACACTCCCCGTCTTCGCAGGACATAATGATAACAAATTTTTTGACTGAAATACCAGTCAGTTCGTAATACATTGCGGCATAAGCACAACATTGAACGAAATAATGATCAATCCACTCGCGTGGTTTGGGTTTTTTGGAAGTTTTAAAATCGACGATTGCCAATTCTCCGTTGTATTCTGCAATACAATCAACGGTTCCAGCAATACCCAATTTCCTACTATATAGGGAACCTTCAAGAGCGTGAATATTATTTATTCGATTCAGTTCTGTTTTAGAAATCTTAAACAGAAAATCCGATAAAGGTTGAACTATGGGTAGTTCCCTATTATACAAATAATTTTCAACCAAGGTGTGCATGTCAGTTCCGCGACTGGTTGCTGCCTTAGTAATCTTATCAGCTTCCTCATTACCAATTCTTTTGCGCCATTTAACAAAAATTTCTTTATTAAAATGACTTGTAATTGAGGTAATAGAAACTAACTTGAGAAATTCTTCATCTTCGTCAGGAACTTTATAGTATCTTACACCATCAATGGTTTCCCTTTCAAGTTTTGGAAGATTTGTATCTATGTGTTTAAATCTTCCTTGCTTAGGAACTTCAGGATGCAACTCATAATATTTTTCAATTAACGGATTTGGCATTTTTCATTTCGGGGGTAATTTCATTATAGCACAGTTTGTGTGTGTTGCAATCCTTTTCCAATAATATTATCGGTAGAAAATTCCCAGATCATGTTTTGCTATTAGGTATTCTTTTACTAATCCACTTCTGCAAATATCATCTACAGTAAATTCTATAGTATCAAAGGAAATCATTGTCTTTAGAATTTTGAGAAATTCTCCAACACCATCTCTTTCATATTGTTTCAATAGATCACTTTGTTCAGTATCTCCAGTAAAAATAATTCTACTATTTTCCCCAACTCTAGTAATAATAGAATCTAATTCGTGAAATGAAAGATTGCTAAACTCATCCACAATAATTACGGCATTATCGAGAGTAGTTCCACGGAGAAATGAAGTACTCCAAAACTTGATAGTTTCTTGAGCTTTAAGATTTCCATAAAGCATTTCAAAATCGACATCAGAAGACATTTGGAACATATACTTTACCATATTCTTATAAGGAATTTGATAAATGTCTGCCTTATCATCATGAGATCCAGGAAGGAATCCAATCTCTCTGGTTGCTACGAGAGAACGAACAATATAAACTTTTTCAACGGGAGAATTTTCATCAAGAACTTCGCGGAGAGCATTATAAAGACTAATAAAACTCTTACCAGTTCCTGCACATCCATATGCGACAATATGCTTTTGTGAGGAATAAGAATCAAAAAATTTTCTTTGATTGTCTGTGAGTGGTTCAATGTTTATTAATGAATCAAATCCAATCGGTTTTTTAGTTTTTCTTTGTCGCGGAAATTCTCCAAATTCAGTTTGCTGATCTTTAGACTGTCTTCTTCTTGCCATATTAGGTAGGTTAGATTTTCTTTACTTTCGATTTAGGAGCTTTGCTTGCATTACCCAGGACTTCATTCCATCCTGGGTGTTTAGAGATCAACTTATTTTGCCAATCTCCAACCTCAAAACTACTTGGCGCTGTTGATGGATCAGACCAATCTCTAATCCACTCATAATTTTCAATTTTCCACCGTTCCCAATCTTGAATAGTCATAGTCACTTCTTTTTTCTCACCTGTTCTTTTGTTAATAATAGGATATTCTGGCATTTTTGCTTCCAAAATTTTATATAAAAATCTATTTATTGATGTTTCTTGTAAATGTTCTACCTCTCCTCCATCCTTCTGGGATTTCAACATCCTTAAAAATATATTTACTATTAACACCATCAGTAATCCACATCATAACACTTTTTCCACTATTCCAAGATTTTTTACCATACATATGGTTCTTTTCTCCTATTTGACGCTCACTCATTATTCTTCTAGCTTCTTCAGTATGTTGCCTTCCATACATATGGTTCCTTTCACCACATCTATTATACATATGGTTCTTTTCTCCTATTTGCCTTTCACTAAACATCCTCCTATGTTCTTCAGAATGTCTATATCCATAGGCAGGGTGCTCTTCTCCTATTTTACCATACATAGGATTATTTTCACCATCTGAACAGCAATAAAACTTTACCGAAGTTTGCTTTGATTTATTAGCAAAGTGAGGATTTTTATCTACTTCATAAAAATTGTGAAGGATTATCTCTGCTTTAAGTACTTTTTCTGCACTATCAAAGGTTTCTAAAATAATCTTTTGAGTTGGTTTAAAAGTTTTATCGTGAAAACTTCCAAAATAATTTACATCTTTTTCTGGAAGACATTTACATTCCCTTTTTCCAATATAACCTCTTCCATATTCCTCATAGGAATAATAGACATAAAAGTGTTTCATACTACTCTAAACTTGGTGACAATAATATTTATAAAAGAAAGGGACATTTCTGCCCCTATTCTACCTGAAATGTGTCACCAAGTCAAGGCACTTTTATTTAGGTTTTATTTAAGGACTCAACCTCGCACGATGAAGTCTCTTCTCTTCGTAATAACTGAAGATCTCAGGAACCCATGCTTTAATCACAGGAACCATACCTTCACAGAGTGCCTGAATTTCCACCTGTGCGTCCAATTTAGCACGAAGATCAAGAAAGTGCAAAGCAGCACGAAGTGAGAAAGTAACCACAAAGTTCTGGCGAATGTTTTGTTGAAGATAATCACGAAGATGCTCCTCTGCCATACCACGATTCTCAAATAGATCAGTATAACGCTCAGATGCCTCTACACAGAACTTAAGTTCTCGTTCATAGTCTTTCTGAGTCCATTCATACTTGTGCCCTTTACGGTCAAGATAGAGACCTTCTGGACGCACATAGAAAACTTCTTGTGGTCTCAGTTCACCTTTAGCAACCTTCAGAACACGACGACCGGTATAACGTTGAGATTGAACATCAAAGGTTACTCCAACACGATGAGTTCGTGCCTGAACAATTACATTATGAACAAATCCAACACAATCAAAAGTAATCGCAGGGTGCTCCAATGGACCCCAGTGCCCACGCTCATTTGCAAGTAGTTGCTCAATAACCCATTTACCACACTCTTTCTCATTTGGTGGAAATATTGTATGAATAGGTTCCTCAGAGTAATCATTCTTTCCTGCCTGCCAAACCAGAGTTTGTGGAAGTTGTGCCTGCCGAAGCATCACAACTTTCATATTTTGATCTAATTCTAGGAGGTCTTTTGCTCTAATAGGTTTCATTTCTTTCCAAATCCTTTTGATGTTTGTGCTTCTAGTTTTGCTAGTTCTTCTTTTAACATTCT